TGTACATCAACATAGCTCCATGATGTGCCCGGCAAGCCGATCCAAATGCAACATGTATCCCCGTCGTGTCCGAATGTCACTGTGTTGTTGGCGGCAATGCTGCCCGATAGGATGGCGCTAGTCCGGACCCATGTGTCGTTACCGGAGTAAGTGTGTCCTCCCACAACCAAATTGAAACTTCTGTCAAATTGGTACTCGTACACGTCTACCGTAAAGCGCAGCATAGTTTTTGTGTAATACTGTGGGAGCTTTATTTTTATATAGCCTACTTCTGAAGATGAACCCTTGTATCTCCCCCTTCAGGTCTAAGTATTGAGATGCCCCCCGCTTCCTCTATCGCGCTGGCGACCCTGCGGTCTGCGTAGTCAGTCACATCCGCATTTTCAGCACTCCAGCCTTCAGTATAAAGCTGAGCAGCAGATTCGGCGGCTGATTCAGCGGCGTTAGCTTTATTGGTAGCGTCTATTGCAGCGGCATCAATGGCATTCTGCTCAGCGTCCGTTATAACGCCATCAATTATGGCCTGTTCACGGATGTTCGTGTAACTCTCAGCAGCCGTCTGTGCGTCATCAGCCTTTTGCTGTGCGGTTGCAGCGGCTGCGGCGTAGTCAGTTACGTCCGCATCCAGCGCCGACTCAAGAGGGTCATAGATGACTCTAAGCCAGTTAACGCTGCCAGCATCTGCTATTGTTGACCAGATTTTTAAAGCGTTGTTGCCTTTAATAAGATTGGTTGCTTTAAAGCGGTAATTAACAGTTGCTCCGTCAGGAGCGTCCATAGTGCCCATGTTAACGCCGTTAAGTGCTACGTTTACCGAGCCTTCAGCGTCGGAAGCGTTTACGACAATAACGCAATCACCCCCTTGCTCGCTGTTAAAAGTTCGAGTGGCAGCGCCGGAAATGGTCGTATTGGCTGGCCATGAGAACGACGAGTTTGAGGAGTACACCACGGAAAGTTCTTGTGGCAATGCACCAACCGTTGCACCACTTGCACTCCAGCCTTCAGTATAAAGCTGAGCAGCAGATTCGGCGGCTGATTCAGCGGCGTTAGCTTTATTGGTAGCGTCTGTTGCAGCGGCATCAATGGCACCTTGTTCAGCGTCAGTTATGACGCCATCAATCATTGCCTGCTCACGGATGTTCGTGTAGTTCTCAGCAGCCGTCTGTGCGTCATCAGCCTTTTGCTGTGCGGTTGCAGCGGCGGCGGCGTAGTCAGTTACGTCCGCATTGTTGGCAGGCTTACCAGTGCCCGCCACTTCAGTGGCCCAGTCTGCCGAGCTTTTGGTTGCTAGTCCTCCTTGCCCGGATATAGAAGCGGCGGTGTTGCTGCCAGTATTGTCAGCGTCCGTTGGCGGCTTGGTGCCGGTTACTTCGTTATAGAACAACGAGCTTTTGTAAGCAAAGCTGCCAACCCCGCCAATGCTGACGCCGCTGGCAATATAACCGGTGTTCATTTCGACGTGGCCGTTGATGGTGGCGTTTTGCGCCTCAAGCGTGCCGTTCTGTAATAGCCTCCAGCCTGACACTCCCGCTGAATAGTTGCCCGACTGAGCGTTACCGTAGAAAGTTGCGGCGCTCGCGACGCTGAGATTATCAACATCGATGTAGTCGGCCTTCAGCAAGCCTTGAACGGTGGTAACCGGTGTACCGTCTTCCGCCTCAATGCTGCCAAATCCCACGGCGCCGATCTGGCCCTTGGCGATGTAGCCTTCCGGTATGTAAGCCGGGGCGTTAATCACAAAGCGGTTCTGGCCTTCTACTTTGGCGTAACCGAACACCAATTGCGTATCGCGCACCGCGTCCATACTGGAGTAATTCGTAGCCACATTAAACGGGGTAATGCTTTGGCCAGGGTCGATGAATAGCATAGAGTTTGAAGCAACAACCAGACTGCTTTCAGTGCCATTGTCCCCAAAGATCAACCCGGACATGCGGTCGTTAGCGTCGAGCTTTATGCTATACCGCGTTTTAATGCCGGTGACTTCTCCGGCAAGATTCGTCACTACCGCCGCTTCAGCCTTGGTTTGCACCGCAGCAGAATTGTCATCAACGCCTGCCTGCAACGTCGTTATGTCGCTGGCTTGCGCGGTAATGCCGTCTTCGTTTGAGGTGACGCGGGTTTCAAGTTCGCTCAATGCCTGCGCATTGCCCTCCGAGTCCATGTTGGAAACGTCAGTCTGAAGCTGGGAAATGTCGGAGGCTTGAGCGGTAACCGTGTCGTCGGTCGCTTCTAACTGGCTATCAAGCAATGACAGAGCGTCACTGGTCGCGCTTATATTGCCCTCTGCCGTAGAGAGGCTGTTTTCCAGCAGGGTAATATCGGAGCTGTGAGCGGTAACTGTGTCGTCGGTTGCCGCTACCCGATTATCAAGGAGTGAAAGGGCATCACTGGTCGCGTTTATATCGCCCTCTGCTGTGGAGAGGCTGTTTTGCAATATAGTTACGTCAGAGCTAACGCTGGTAATTTCATCTTCCGAGGCTGTTGCCCGGGACTCCAGAGAAGTAACCGCTGAACTGTTGGCCTCTGTGTCTGTTCCCAGGTCAGTTACAGCGTTTTCCAGCGCCGTGACGTCACTGGACTGCGACGTAATCGCGTCTTCCGCTGAAGTCACACGAGTGTCAAGCGAGCTGACGCCGCTGGCATTGGCGGCTACGCCAGAAACCGCATCATTCACCGTATTCTCAAGTGCAACAATGTCACTTCCCTGAGAAGTAACCGTGTCTTCTGCCGTCGTTACCCGCGTTGAAAGAGCGGACGTGGCATCGGCATTGCCTATAATGTCACCCTGCGCGGCACTCACATCAGACTCAAGCAGCGTTATATCAGTGTTCTGTGCTGATATCGTTCCTTCCGCCGAGCTAACACGAGTATCTAGCGCCGATACAGCGCCTGAGTTAGCCGATACAGTGTCTGCAATGCTTTCGTAGTCGGGCAGCGGGTCATAGTACGTCGTGTCCGGCGGTGTTGCGTTAGGCTGAGACTGCGTAGCCGTAACCTCATAAACCACGTTGTCGTATCTAAACAACTCGCCGATTGCGTAAACATTGCTTTCGTCAAACAGAGAAATCGTCAGATCGTTAAGAGTTGCCTGGATTGATGTAAGCTCACCAGCTTGAGATGAAATGCTGTTTTCAGTAACTACTACGCGGGCATCTAGCGTCGAGTAAGCGTCAGCATTGGCAATAATGTCGTTGTTGGCCGACACCAGCGAGGCATTGACGTCTATAAACTCATTGTCGTAATCAACGATCGTGCCTTCCGCTGCTTCGATGCGGGGGCCATAGTCATCAAGCAAATCCTGCATCGACGGAATTTCGATAGCATGATCCCCGACTGTTCCCTCCAGTGTCGGAATGCGAATGCCGTAATCGTCAAGAGTATTCTGGATCGTCGGGATTGTTTGAATCGGCGTCAGCAATTCGTCTGCCAGTTCCGATTCTGAAAGCAGTCCCTCCAGCAGCCCGATAATGTAATCAGGATCAAACAGCGCTTGCGCCAGCGTGCCGGCCGTCGCATTGGTTGGCCCCTCAATGTCGCTGGTTGATGTGAACGTGATCCAGTAATAGTAAGGCGTGGGGGCTACGTCATCGCGCCGGTAGTCGGTATAGAACGCGCCTGCTTCACGCCCTGCCAGAATGGCATTGGCAAAGTTGTCCGTCTCTGAACGGTAGATGCTGGTGTAGGCGTGATTGCTGTACAGCGTGCCGGGGAAATCCCAAGTGAGATTGATGGCGCCGTTGAATCCGCCCACGGCATTGAAACTGGTCGGCTTGGGCGGGATGGTCAGGTTTGGCGTTCCGCCGCCTCCGTCGCCATCTCCCGGCGTCAGGCTTCCGCCCCCAGCTCGAGCGCTAAACTTGCCAATCCCGCTATCTACCAAGTCCTGTCGCGTAACCCAGGCGTCCAGGGGGTTGCCTCGAACGCCTTGCCCAACATCAATGGATTCGGCAATAGCGGCCACGATAGGGCGCATCTCTGCCGGGATTTTTGGCGAAACTGGTGGCAGGGAACGACGACGCTTAGTCATTAAACAAGCTCTCCTGGCGACGTGGATAACTGGATGGAGGCAATTTCAGTGGTGCCTCGCAGTTCCACTTCCCAGTCTCGGAACAAAGTAAAACCGGGAGGCATACGAAACATATTGTGGGAGGTAATAGACCGGCTCATCACGGTAACGCCATCGGCGTAGACATTCAGAGTGACCGGGTAGTCATAAGCAATCAGCTTGCCGCAAGTGAATCCAGCGGCGCCTGGGGGAATCTCGTGAAGGCGTGAGCGCCAGGTGTAGGTGAGCGGGTCGCCCTTGTCCCACTGGGTGACATCAGAGCCTTGCACCAAGTACAAAACATCCTCAAACACATCGTAATAACCGGCGCTGGCTACGGTGTCGTAGAACTCAATGCCAGATCCTGGAGTGAAGGCAAACGAGCCGCCGTCATAAAAACCCAGATACATGCCGTCGTATCGGTAAGCGTGCAGGGTTGCCGGGCTCAATGCTTGCCATTGCTCGCGGGTTAATATTTGCGAGGTGATGACTTGTGCCTCAGAGCCGCCCACAGCTACCAAGCCGTCGTAGCCGGCGTAAACAGCGTAACCGCCCATATCCACCATGGATCGCTTGGAGAGGCAGGGTTGATTCTCGTCCAGCTTCATCTGGCCCATAGACTCTGGGCTATAACCAGTGACAAGCCAGGGCTGCCCCGTGGTCGTCACAATCAAACCGTTACTGACCGCTGCAATGGCCACGATGGGATCACTGAATGCTAACTGGTAGCTCACAGGCCATGCGTGCGGCAAATACGGCACACTAAAGGCCAGGGTATTTTTAAAGAAACCGACAAGAATGCCATTCGGTAGCGTGGTAAGCCCCTGCATCTCAGGGTTTGGTGCGTCCCATTCAGTGCTTTCCAGTGCTCGCCCAAGGGTTTCGGACAAAACCGAGTCAGTAAAGGTGCCGGTAGCGGCGGTGACTTCAACCACCAGTTGATATTGCCCGCCACTTTCGACGCGATAGAGCCGCTTCTTGGTGATGTTCAGCGCAGCACTGGGAATGCTCGGCAATGCTATCTCAAGCTCACCGTTAGCCGGGGCGCCAGTTACGTCGTCCCATCGAATACCTACCCCGGACGGATCACTTGGCGGGCCCTCTTCACCAAACTCGGTGACCAGCGTGACCAGATAGAATACTTCCAGCGCCGTATCGGGGACGGTTGTGCGATCAGCCGGCGTGGTAATGGTTGGGCCAGACTCGGGAGCCGGTACGCCCAACGTGAACCAGGCTGAAGGATAGGGACCGGTACCGGTGGTGACTTGCGCAAGACTGCCCATCTTGGGCGCATCCTGGCCTGTCCAATACACGCGGGCGTAGGCATCATTGGCAATCGGTGAGCGAACCACGTCCACGTCGTATTGATTGCCCCATGAGAACCAGAAGCCATCTCCGTCGTTGCCAACGTCGTACCGGTACAGGTTGCTCGGGCTAATGGTCGCCGGGAGGCTGCTGGCAATCAACGTATCCCGGTGCGGGCGCAGCGTTCCCTTCTTCAAATTCAGGTTGCGGGCAATCTGTGCGTTGTTTTCAGGCAATAGCCTGGCGTCCAGAATAGGCACTTCACCCCGGAATGCTGCGTGCTGAATCTTCATAGAGGATTCCGTTAGATGAACTGTCGGGCTTTCGCGCGGATACCGCCGCGGGCATGACCAAAGCTGGCAAGGCGCTTGGCATCTGTTGTGCCGGATCGGTATTGGGTCTGGTAGTAGGTGGCCATTTGAGGATCGCGCCACGGTTGCGGCATCAGCAGGAGTCGCCAGCGGGCGCCGTTGCATATCGTGTCGGCGTGATCGTTCAGCAAGGCTTCAGGAAGATCGGCGCCCACGGCCGGGCGGCAGGCCAATCGG